CGCCGTAGTACCCCGCACCGCCGCCCTGACCATCTTGATCTGCCGCTGTGCCTCCGTCACCCCCTGTTCCGAGCGAGCCATCTTCGCCGTCATCGCCACCTCCCAACCCACCTGACGACTGGCTGCCGCCACTACCGCCCGTTCCAGAGGCAGACCCACTCGTCCCGTCCTCGCCAGTATCAGGGCCACCAGCACCGCCCGTCGCAGTCCCAGTCTGAGAGCCCTCTCCACCGCCACCGCCGCCGGCGCCGACGGCGATTCGGTCGGAGAGCGTCGTCCCGCCGCGGCGGATGTCGATCGCGTTACCGCCGTCCGCGTTCCCAACTCCCCCTGCCGTCTCACGGATGCGGAGTAGCGTCCCGGGCGTGAGCGAGATGGTACCCACGACACGGCCGCCGTCGCCGGCGTACGATCCGCCCTGACCCTGCTCGCCTTCAAGCGTGACCGTCGCCTCGAAGACACCGTCCGGCGCGGTCCAATCGTCGCCCGCGGTTAAGGTTTCAGTCGGCATCTACCGACGCACCTCCTCACGCGCCACGAGTCCCTGCTCAACGCCGGTGTCGACGACGCTCGTCGACGCGATCGGGTCGAGCAGCGCCTCTAGGTCGGTGGGGATCTCCGCGGTCACCCTCTCGGGGATCCACACCTCCAGCGACTCACGCCCGCGCTCGAGCTCGACATCGACGGCGAAGACGTCGCCCGCGTTCGTCCCGGCGACGGCCTCGAACTCGACCTGTGCGGCGACACGTGCCTGCCCGATGTGAGTCAGGTCGACGTCGGCCGGCTGCCAGTCCGTGTCGAGGTCGCCGTCGGCGTAGGAGGGGAGCGAGACCGTGGACCAGCTGTCGGCGCCGGCGTCGTACGTCTCGGCCTCGAGGGCGGCCGTGGCGTCGGCGTTGGTCGGCTCGTCGATCGTCACCCGCAACAGCCCGTTCTCGATGACGACGGCGCCGGCGAAGTCGTGGTCGCGAGCGTACACGCCCTGCCACTGCCGCACCCGTCCGTCTGAGCCCTCGATGTACTGACCGTCGCGGCCGAGGGTGTCGTACACCCGGACGTCGACCGGCGCCTCTTCGTCGTAGGCGACCCGGTAGATGTAGATCGGGGTGTCGATCGCCTCGGCGTTTACATCGTACACATCGATAGAGCCGTGTGGTGTGTCGACCGTGTCGATCGGTGCCGTCGACGCACGCTGCGTAGGCTGCGACAGCGTGTCAACCACGCGGACTGCGGTGGCTGCCGTCGGGATACCGACCAGGGCGTCGGTGTCATTCCCGAACTCGTGTCCGGGGCTGGGCTGTGTTACCTCAGTCTCGACCGCTCGGAGGTGAGACTTTCTGGTGCCCTTTTTCGTCAGCGTAAGATCCCACTCGTACACGCGCTTGCCGACGGCGTGCGGTGGGCCGACGTCGGCGCTTTCGACCTCGTAGTAGCCACTATCGAGATCGGAGGCGCCACCGGTTCCGAACAGCGGGAGCGCACCCATCGACGCGTCGGCGAGCTCTTCAAGCTCTCCGGCGAGCAGCGGCGCCCAGTCGCCGGCGGCGTAACTCCCGGTAAGTGAGAGGTCGGCTGCCTCCGAGGAGATTGCCTCGACGAGGGCGTCGCCATCAAGAACACCCTGCTCGGAAAGTACGGTGCCGAGTTCGTCGCGGTTCTGGTCCGTCGTTGCCTCTGGAAGAGGCTGCTTGTACAGCGTAAGCATCGTCAGTAGTCGGGGACGAGGTCTCCCAGGGCGTCGATGATGTCGTCGATCGCGTCGTCGAGCTTGGGGAGCTTGCTCGTCCGGATGAGCGTGATCGACACCTCTGCCCGGGCGGGCTCGTCACCCGCCTTCTGGAGGCGCGCGTCTTGGACGACGACAGGGACCGGTCGGCCGAACACGCCAGCTGAGTCGGCGTGAGTCCCGTCCGACCACTCGCCGCGGTAGAGGCGGGCGGGCGTCGTCGAGTCGATGCGGTTCTGCTTGAGCCATCCCCCGAGGATGTCCCGCTTCGTCACCGTCGCACAGCCCGTCGCGTCGAGCACGCTGGCGTCAGCAGGATCGTTCGGGTCGGTCGAGCCGTCACCCCACTGCTCGTCAGGATCGTCGACGCCGGTCTTCCCGGTGATCGTCCACATGTCCTCTCCAGCGGTGCCGTCGAGGTGGTAGCCGGCGCGTCGGTCGGCGTTCTCGGAGACATCGATGACGTCGCCGAGTTCGTCGGAGAGTCCGCCGACCTGTCGGTAGAGCTCGCTCAGGTACTGGCCGCGGTTGCCCGCGATGTGTTTGTGTTCGAGCTCCTCGGTGTCTTCGAGATCTTCGCGGAGTACGAAGACGCCAGTGGCGCCGGCGTACGGGCCGTTATTGCCGTCGATCTCAAGGACTGTGCGGTCGCTTAGGGTCATGTGTTGGGGGAAGCATTATGCGGGTGTGGTCGGAAATCCGATACATGAGCGTTGACCTGGATCTTGAACAGCCTGAGAAAACGGAGGAGGCTGGGTCCGGGGCTTCGACGATCGTTACGCGGCTGCTCGCTGGGCCAGGAGTGTCGCTCCTCCTGATGGCGATCGTCAGCCTCGCGACATGGACGGGAATTCAGGCCAACAACGCTGATCCGTTCATCCTTCAATCCCCGTTGACCGAGGACTGGTGGCAGCTGCCTCTGTCGGTATTTGCGCACAGCGGGATGCCGCACCTGTCCGCGAACGCGACGATGATCGCGATCTTTGGATCGGTGGCTGCGATCTCGGCGAGTGTACTCCGGTATCACATCTTTTTCATCGTGTCTGGGATGCTCGCCGGAGCCGCACACGTTCTCGCAACTGCTGCGCTCGGCACCCCCAGTGGTGGCCTCGGTGCGAGTGGCACCGCGATGGCTCTCATGGCGTACGTACTCGTCTCGAACGACGTCTCCTCTTTTGTGTTCGACCGCGTCTCTCGGACCGTTACAATCGGGCTGGTGCTTGCGCTCGCAGTTGGCCTCTCGTTGACATCGGCGGGCGTCCAGGTCGGGAATGTCGCCCACCTGTCTGGTGCGCTTATCGGTGGGTTCGCCGGGTACTTCCACATCCTCCGGCCTCGATAGCATCAACGGATACCGTCTCGGAGTGATTCGAACTCGTCGCGAAGCTTGTCGAGCTCATCTTCGAGATCGTCGATGTCCTGCTCGACGCCACGCTCGATCGCGTTGATGACATCCTTCTTGAGTCGGTCCAGTTGGCGAGGGTCGACGTCGACATCGTACGTCGACGAGAGCGTGATATCGACGTTTGGAGGTCCAGATCCCGTACCGGATGAGTTGCTCTGAGTCCCGGTCGGGTCGCCCGGATCGCGACCGAGCGTGAGGCCGTCGTCGCCCCCGGCCTGAATGCCACCAGGGCCGATAGTAATCCCGTTCTCGCCGCCGAACTGGATGCCACCCGTGCCGCCTGAACCGCTGCCTGAGGATCCTCCACTATCGCCGCCCCGGCCACGCGTGTCGACGGTGACCGTGATCGGGCCGACGTCCTCGACTGACAGCGGAGATGGGTCCTCGACCGACAGCGGCGACGGGTCCTCAACCGCGAGGGGTCCTACGTCCTCAACCGGAAGCGGCGACGGGTCCTCGACAGGGACCGTGTCAGGCGTGTTGAGGCTTGGAAGATCGGGCAGTGGTAGTGTCGGAAGGTCTGGAATTCGGAACTTCGGCCCGGTTAAAGGATCGAACCCTCCGTCTGGACCTTCAACTTGTATCGGGATCCACCCGGGACGCTCAACCGAGAGCGTGTCAGGTTCAACACCGACTGTCGACCCACTGATCTCGTTCGCGATGATCGATCCGGCGGCGTTCCCGATCGCACTTCCGGCCGCCTCTGTCGCCAGTCCCGTCGCAGCGTCGGCAGCCGTCCCCGCAGCCTCACTGGCGAGGTCACCACCGACGCCGAAGACCTCGGCGAGCATCCCGCCGCCTCCACCCCCTCCGGTCATCTCGAGGCCGCGGATGGCTTCGAGGATGTCCTCGATGTTGCTGTTGTTCTGGCGAGCCCACCTGAACTCGCGACGTCGACGGCGCCGCTCGCGACTCGACCGCCCACCGTCCGACCGCATCTCAGGAGGACGTCCGCTGCCGGCACCAGCGCTGACGCCGACCGAAACATCGCTGAGTCTGTCCTCGACGTCGGCACGTAGCTGCCGGAGGGCACGCTCCTCGGCCACCATTTCGACGGCGGCACTTGTCGAGAAGTCCTCACTCACAGGAGGTCACCCAGATTCGTGTCGGCGTCGTCGACGATCGCGAGTAACTCCAAGTCGCGGAGCGGGTACTCGCGTACCTCGCGCGGGTCGTGGCCAGCAGCCATCGCGACGCCGACGAGGTAGTCACGCATCACGTCTCCGTCGACGTCTCCGCTCGCTTCGCCGCGAGCGAGGTCGCGTAACTCCCGTCGCCGTTCAGGTTTCCCACGGTGCTCACCTCGTCCGTACGGTCCTGAACCCAGCGCCCCACAGCGATCGGTACCGCTGGCGAATCGACTGTTGCGACCGTGTCTTCGACCGCGTCTATCGACACATCCGGATACGCGTGCCCGTCGTGCTCGAGGTACGGAGCCTCGACAGTGCCGATCGCGATCTGCCAGAGCCGACGTTCTGGTCCCGAACCGGCGTGCTCGTCGAGACGCGCGTCGTCGCCGAAGGAGAGTGCCCGGATGACGATCGAGTCCGTGTCCCAGTTCTCGCGAGCCCACTCAACGGCCCGCCGGTGAACGTCGAGTCGCGACGCCCGGTCGTCGAGCGTCTCGTACAGATCGGTCTCCGGATCCATCTCGGCGAGCTGGTCAGTCAGGTCACCGATCTCCGAGACGATGCGCTCGTGTTCGGTGTCGAGGTCGATGCGCTCGGAACCGGCCGGAAGGTCTTCGCCCACGCTAGACCACCTCAACGTCTGCAACGTGGTAATCGATCGGCTCGGTCAGGTTGGTATCGGCGGTGATGAGATCAGCCCAGTTGTAGGTGTTCGGCTGGAGTCCCGACAGAGCGTACTCGATCGAGTCGCCTTGGCCGTTCTCGAACGAGAGCGAGCCGTCGACCGCGCCGACGATCTCGATGTTGCCGCCTGATGTACTGCCGTACGAGAGCGTGTTCTGGTCTTTCTCTGTATAGATGGCGTCAGTTGACAGAGATGGCTCAATGGCTCCAGTGACTGCGTCGTACGGTTTCCGGTCCTGACCACGGCGCAGGCTGGCGAGGTTCGACAGCGACAGCGACGCCGACTGGAGCAGCGCCTGCGCGGTCCCGTCGACGGTGAGGCCTGTCCCGTGGTAGGTGTAGATGTCGTCGACGCTCGGCTTTTGAATCGTGCCCGGCGCCGTGATGTCGTCCGGCTCGTCGCCGTACAGCATCGTCAGCTCGACACGGATGTTCTCGCCGCGGTTGTACTCGATCGTCGCGTCGATCACGACCGTGCCGACCGGCGTCCGTGCGTCGGTCGAACCGTCCGGGAGGTCGACACCGAAGTACCACGTCGCCGACGGGACAGACATGAACGAGTTTGGCAGCGCTGTCCCGCCGTCTGCGAAGACGAGCTCATGGAAGTTGTCGTCGGTCAGGTCGAACCCGACGCCGACAGCACCCTCCCACTCGCCCTCACGAGAGCCGGCAGGCGTCGGGTCGTCTGGGTGCCGCGCCCGCTGGAGTGCCTGCTCGATCGATAGGTCTGTGAGGGAGACGTTCAGTCCTACCTGAGTCCACGCCGGATCCGCGGCCGGGCCGTCACCGTAACTGGGTTCGACCGTGTACGCGGCCGTTGCCGCGCCGGCGCCGGTCATAGCTGTTCACCTCGGTTCTGAATATGAATGTGTGTCATGGTCTGAAGGCTGCTTACGGCAGTGACTCGTAGCCGCGGAAGGCGAAGTCGCCCTGCCAACGGTAGAAGTCGCTCCACTCGTCGGACTGTGGGTCGTCGCTCGTCTGGATGAGGTCGCGATACCCCACGTTCGGGACGCCCGGATCGGGGTAGCCCCGGCCGGCCAGCACCGCCCGCCGGATCCGGCGAACGACGACGTCGAACGGTGCGCCGTCCTCACCGTCGGGGTCAACATGACCGAAGTTACCCCCACGTGTGGTCATGCCCTCGACGGTGAGACCGACGACCGCTTCCGTCTGGTTGTGATACCCGGTCCCGACCGGATCGAACGCACGGTCCGCGAGCGTCGCGCCGACGTAGATCCCGCGCTTGAGGTCCTCCTTGCGCGAGTGTATCGGCTCGCTCATGTCGAGGTCCGCACTCCCGTCGTACGTCCCCGAGTCGTCGCGGTCGATCCGCTTGAGCACGACTGGGTCATCGTTGCGGAGCGAGTAGTCCGCCTCGACCGACTCGACGACATCGCCGAGCTGGTTGAGAACCCACTCGACCTCAGCGTATGTCATGAGAGCCTCCGCCGGAAGCTGTTCAGAGAGTCTCTAAGGAACCGACCCTCCGGAAGCCCGGTGACCTCGACCTTCGGGAGAAACACCCGCCAGCCGTCGCCCTCGCGCTCGTACTGGTCGCGAACCCATTGAGGCGGGTCGTGCCGGCGTTCCCAGATAAACGAGAGGACGTCGGCTTGGTCGGCCTCAACAACGTGGTCCGCAGTGCCAGTCTCGAAGAGATACGCCGGGTCTGGCAACTCGACGACGATCCGAACGCTCCGGGATGTCCGTTCGACACGGTAGCGCGTCGCCTGGACGATCGCACGGACGTCGTAGTCGTGCCGGTTCCCGTAGGCGGCGACACGGTCCTTGATGTCTCCAGCAAGCCGGGGGGCGACTTTGCGCTCACACCGCCGCTCGATGACATCAAGGAGGCCCTCACGGGCTGCGTCCTCGAAGCCGCTGTCGAGCGTGGTCATTGGCCCTCGCTGGAGCCGCCGCGGAGCTCCCGGAACGCCCGGACGTTCTCGGGGCCGATGACGTACACGACCGTGCCGCCCCACGCGAGGATGAGCGCGCTGAGCAACGCGGCGCCGACGTCGACGCCGACGGTGAGCGCCCAGGCCGGGAAGCCGAGCCCGTAGACGAGCACCCAGATGGTCGACAGCCAGCGCCACCGGTAGTCGGTCTCGGTGGTGACCGCGCCGTCGTCTGGCTCAGTAGAGTCTGTCATGTCCAAGCACTCTCTCCCCGTGCGTCTGGCCAACTCTTTTCAGAATAGCAACCATACCAACAGTATGGAAAACTACGTGAAGACCGTCGGCGGGCCGATTTTTGGCGCGCTGACCGTGATCGTGGTTCTCGACAAGCTTGCTTCTTTGAGTCCCGAGACTGCCCCATTTCTCCTCTTTGTAGCTGGCATCGCGGTGCTCGCGATGGGCTACCTTCTCCCCGACCCGGAATTCTGAGACGATCAGATTGACCGTGCGGTCGGGGTCTTGTTTGGTCGTCAGTCATCGGCGTACTTGCCTCCGTACTCAGCGAGCAGCTCGTCAGCCTTCTCGCGCATCTTCTCCGCCTTCGTCTCGATGTTGTACACCGTGGCGTTGCTCGGGATCTCGATGACAGCCTCCTCGACGAGCTCGGCGCCGGCGCGGAGTGCGACGGCGCGCCGGACGGCCTGCGGGATGCCCTCGTGGCCGTAGTCGAAGTCGACGTACACGACGTTCGCGAACGAGTCGACGATGGGCTCGCCGTCCTCGTTGAGGAAGTTCTGCGAGTCGATGTAGAGGTGCGAGACGCCGCCGTTGTTCACTCGGAGGAAGTAGTCCTCGCCGATGGCGTCGGGCCACTGCCCGCCGGAGTACTCGTCACTGGTCACCCAGTCGGTGTACGAGCCGTCATCGCCCTGAACGAGCAGCTTGTTGATCTGCTTCGCGTAGTTCCGACCGAGTTCGATCCGCGTGTACGGCCCTTGCCACGTCTTCGGTGTGGTCGGCTCGCCGGAGAGGCTGACCCCCCCGGTCTGGATCGACTCCTCGTCGTCACGCGTCTTCGGCTCGGTCGGGATGGTGACCTCGCTGGCTTCGTCGATACCGGTCGGTTCGTAGAAGTGGCGCTTCAGCGAGCGCTGGAGCGGCTCGGTCTCCGCCGTGATCGCGTCGACGGCGATCTGCGGGTCCTGTGGGACGTCACCCGGGAGGTCGGCTTTCCGCAGGGCCCGCCGCAGGTCATCGAGCGTACAGTAGCCGACCTCGCTCATCGGTTACGCCTCCAGCTCGGCGCGCCGCTCGCCGACGGCGTCCTGGACGGTCGTCGCGGACTCCGCCTCGGCGATGGCGTCCAGGTGATCGTCGTGCTCGCCGGCGCGGACCTCCTCCGCGCGCTCCTGGTAGTGGTTGTCGTCGATCCATGCGTCGACATCGAAGCCCTCGGCCTCGTCGAGCGTGTCGACCACATCTTCGCTGGCGACCTCAGCCTCTTCGAGCGTGTCGTCGTCGACGCGGGCGAAGGCGTCCTTCTCGCAGAGGTACTCGGCCAGCCCCTCGTCGACGTCGACGATGTCGCCCTCCTCGAACTGGTGGCCACTCGTTCGGTAGCGGCCACCACCACTGTAGTGGACTCGAACCATTCAGATCACTCCGCGATGCCGGTGATGAGGACGGCTGCCTCGGGCGCCTCGACGGCGAAGTCGTCGCGAACCCGCATGAAGTAGCGGGCGAAGAGGTCGTTCTCCGCGACCTTGTCCGTGTCCGTCAGCACACGGATCTCGACGTCGTCGTAGAGTCCGTAGATGAAGTTCTGCGGGTGGGTGAACACCGCGGTGTCCTTGGGCCAGTTGGCGACGCCGACGACGTCGTAGTCGAATGGCGTAGCCTCGTCGTCGCCCATCAGCACAGCGGCCCCGAGCGGGTCGTTCCGCTGCGCGAGGTCGTTGTGGTAGTTCTGGAGCTGGTCGAGGTTCATGTAGAACCGCGGCTGGGTCCGACCGCTCCGGAGGTACTTGTTCGGCATCGCGAGGATGGCCGAGTTGAAGAGCTCCGTGCTGACTGGCTGGGCGGTGCCGCCACCGTCCGTGTGGTCGTAGGTGTTGACGTCGCCGTCGTTCTGGAGGATCTTCAGCCACCCGTCGTTCTGGTTGAGGAACGCATCGGCGTCCGCCTCGTCGCCGTTGATGCCGAGGTCCTGCGTGTCGACCGCGAACTGCCGTGCCAGCATGTCGAGGATGATCTCGTCGACGTTGTCGACAGTGTCGTCGACGGCCTCACGCGTCAGGTCGTAGGAGACGGTTGCCTTCTCGACGTCCATCAGGACCTGCGAGGTGTCGACCGACGCGTCGCCGGCGTCGCCTTCGCCCTCGTCGGCGCCGCGCCGCTGCCGCTCGCCGACGGAGATCTTCGGGAGCGCCATCTTCTGCCGCGGGAGGTCCTCGGTGCGGGCGTCCTCCAGCATCATGGCGGTGTCCTGGACCTCCTGATAGAACTGCTCAAAAAGGTCGCGAGGGAGCACACCGCCGGCGACATCGGTCGTGTCGAACTTCGCAGCCGCGCCTTCGTTCTTCTCCCGGGTCCGGTCGATCGTACCGCTGGTGTCAGTCTGACTCATCAGTTACCACCCGCCTTCCGCGGGTCGAGGGTGAAGCCGCTGTTCTTGTCGTCGCCACCGCTGGCGCCCTTCTCCGTCCCGCCGAGCTGCTGGGACTCGGTCGTCCCGGTCTGCTTCGAGATCTCGTCGATGCGCTCGCCCTGCTTGTCGACGTCCTCCTTCAGCTCCTGCGCCCACTCCGGGGCGTCGGCGAAGGGGTCGTCGCCGGCGTTCTTGCCGTCGCCGTCGGACTCGATCGCCTCGTCGATCCGCTTGTTCTGTTCTTCGACCTGTTCCTGGAGTTCCTTGGCCCACTCCGGGGGCTCGTTGTCGTTGGTGTCTCCCATGTCGGAGTCGTCGGCGGACTTCGAGCCGCCGTCGTCATCGGCCGGCGTGTCGCCGCCGGCAGCGTCCTTGTCGCCCTGTTCGCCCTCGTCGACGTCGTCGCGACCGGCCGACTTCGCATCGGGCCGGCCCGCGGTAGACGCGTCATCCCGGAGCCGGAGCACGTCGCGGACGGCCTTGCCGAGCCGGGTGAACGCCGACTGCTTCCCCGGATCGCCGGCGCCCTCGACGTCGATCGCGCGGTGGAGCACGTCCCACATCCGCTCGGCTTCGTCCTCAGTGTGGCCGCGCTCCATCGCCTCCGCGATGAAGTCGTCACGGTTGCCGAGGTGGTCGCCGAGGCGCTTCGCGGCCGCGCCCTTCGTCGCGAGGATCTGCGCGTCGGGCACTGCCGGGTAGTCCACGCTGGAGACCTCGCGAACGAGGCCACCTTGCAGTTCCCAGACCGGCTGCTCGTCGCCGTAGTCCTCAGCGCGGTCGACGTCGTCCGGCACCTCGTCGGGGTACATCGGGTTCGACCACGTGACGTCGACAGCGCCGATCGAGTGGCCGCCGACCACGCCGTCGGAGATGAGGCTCCACAGCTCGTCGTCGTTGTACTTCCAGGCCTGAACCCACGCGCCGGCCTCGACGGTCTCGCCGCCGATCTGCTCGGCCTCATCGAGGACCTCGTTGCGTTCGAGTTCCATCCAGTCGGACGGCCACGCGGCATGCATGATGCCGCCGTCGGCCTCGCCCGCCTCGAGGAAGTTCTCGAACTGCGTGGCCCACTCGCGAAGGAGGTCCTCGCGGATGAAGTCGCCCTGGAGGTCGACCTTGTCCGGGACCATCACGACCCCGGCCGCGATCTGCTCCTCCTCGTCCTTCGCGATGTAGTCGACTCGCTTGCGGATGGTCGACTGGTTCGCCTTGCTCAGCGGCGGCACGGGTCAGCCCTCGCTCTCGTCATCATCGGCGGCGTCAGCGTCGGCGTCCTTGTCGAGCTCCTTGGCACGACCGGTTCCGAGGACGCCGCGCTTCTCGCCGCGCTCTGTGTTCTTGTCGCTCATGGTGTCGTTCTCGTAGAATCGCTCCCGGTCGTGCCTCGCTTGCGTGGGGAGTCGGGCGCTCCCACGCTAACGGTCATCGGCAGTCTGCTTAGATCTCGCTCGGGACGTCGTCCGGCACCTCACCGGGATCGGGCGTCGGGCCCTCCGGTAGCCGCTCGTGGTTGTTGGTTATCTCAAGGTAGCCGTACTCCAGCCGGATGTTCGCGTAGTGGTACGACCCCGCCGACGGCGCGTTGACGAGGTCGTTCCACACCGTCACCGGGACGTCGACGTACACGTACAGCGAGTTCTGCCCGTCCGGCCGCTTGAACGAGAGGTACAGCTCGCGCTCGCCGAAGTCGTAGAGCCCCTCGTCGAGGTTCGAGGAGTTGAACGTCGTCTGCTCGATCGGGTCCTTGTCGACGTCGATGTCGACGCTCGCCCGCTCGCCGATCTTGTTCTCCTGTGGCGGGGCCGCCTTCGACCGCATGGCCTCGGCCTCGTCGCCGTCAGTGGCGTTGGCGTCGAACTGCGCCTCGAACTCGGAGAGCGTCATCTCGCCTCGCTCGTCGTCGAACGGCTCCAGCCCGAGCTCTTCGCGCGCTTCGTTGACGGTTCCGACGCCGGCGAGGCGCATCGCCCGGACGCGCTGTTCTGCCATCCGCGCATCCTCTTGGGGCTGGTCGGCGCCGTGGAGCTCGAAGTCGATCGTCCAGTCGTCGACGCCGAGCGCCTGCTGGTGGAGGATGGTGTAGAGCCGCGACTCGAACTTCGCCTGCTCCGGCGCGATGACGTCGGTCGCGAACTCCCGGACCTGCTCCTTGGAGTTGGCCCGGTTTGACGTCGATGTCACGTTGATGAGGATCGGCGGCACCTCGTGGACTTTCGCGATCTCGTGCTCGTTGCGCTCGCGGAACGCCTGGAACTCCATGTCGAGGTCCTCCCGCGAGCCGACAGGGACGAGTTCGATCTCGACATCGGAGTCGTCCAGTTCGTTCTTCTTGAACTCCTCCACCTCAAGCAGCGCGGTCCGATAGCGACTACCCTTGAGGTTGTCCATCAACTCGCGGAGCTCCTGCTTGGAGTCCTCGGTGAGAGTCCCGCCAGTCACCTTGATGACGTAGAACGGGACGCCGAGGTTGTCGAAGATGTCGTGGTTCCACTCCTTCGCGGCCTGATCGGCGCCCATCGTCTGCATCGCGGCGACCCAGTCAGGGACACCGTAGTAGAGCGAGAGCGGCGACGGATTCGGAATGAAGATGAGCTCGTTCGCCGGTCCGTTCGGGAGGTCGCCGGCGTCGCTCGCGACCTCACCCGTCTCCTTGTCGACGAACGTCGGGTCGTCGCCGTACCGGTCGCCGGCCTCGCCGAAGTAGCGCCGCCGACCCTGTCGCACTTGGACGTAGCCGTGCCCGCTCTCGATGATGTCGTCGGCGTCTTCGCGCTCCTCGACGACGGTCTTCCGGACGCGAACCGTGGCCGCCGGCACGTGGGCGAGCCCGACCGGCGTGCCGTCGCCCTCGACGAGGATCTCCAGCGACGTCCACCCGATGCCGTGGTAGTCCTGCCGGCCGAGCTCCAGCACCTCCTCGGGAGTCGACATCGCCGTGCCCTCCGGGCCGATCTGCCATCGCGAGTCGGAGCCGTACCAGAAGTCGCGAACGCTCTGGTACGCCTCGCCATCCTCGTTGGGCGAGTCCGCGCTCGGGTGTGGGACGATGTTGAACCCGTACCCCGCCTCGTACCGCGACTTCTTGCGGAGACACGCGTGGTGCGTCTCGTTGAGCTCTTGGAACGCCGCCAGCGTCTCGGGGTTGTACGGCGGCTGGATGCCCCGCCCGACGTCGGTGGCGATGTGGCGCTCGTCCAGCTGCGTCGTCTCCTCAGCCTTGGCCATCGACGACTGGTTCCCCAGCGTGTCGACGGTCAGGTCGATCTCATCGCCAGCGTCGTCGGTGGTGTCGTCAGTCATGTTAGAGGTAGCTCACTCCGTTGGCGTCGTCATCGTCGTCGCCGGCGTCGCGCTCCTTTCCGTACTCGAACCGGCGCAGCCCCTGCTCGGCCATGTACCACGCCGCGATGAGGTCGGGCGTGTGGCCCGACAGGCGACCGTCGTCGAGTTCGAGCGAGAGCGCCGCCTGGATCCAGTCCTCGGTGGCGTCGTGCCCACGATAGAACTGGATGCCACCGTTCTCGACGAGGTTCCGCAGACGCGGGATGCCGTTCTCCCAGCTGTGCTTCTTGCCCGATGTCGAGATCCCCGTCACCTTCGCGCGGAGCTCCGGCGAGAACTCGATGGCGTCGTTGACGACGTACTGCTGCATCCCGTTGTCCTCGATGACGATGAGCGCGGGATCGTACCGGCGGTCGTACTCCTGGAGGCGCGCCTTGATCGTCGACGGCGACATGCCCTGCTCGGCGTGGGCGTCCAGAAGCACCCGCTCGCCTGAGCGCCGGAGCAGCTGGACGACGAACGCCGCGTCGTCACCCGTGGGACTCTGCGCCGGGTCGTGGCCGACGACGATGGCCTCGCCGGCGCCGGCGCGGTACATCCGCGGCGGCTCGCGCCCGCGGATCGAACAGCCGCCCTGGTCGACGTCGGCGTCGACGTCGGCCTGCTCGATGAGGTTGCCCGAGGCGCCCTGAATCGTGAGCGTGTACTCGCGCCAGAACAGGTGGTCGGCCATCTTCGACCGCTTGTCGGCGAGCCACTCGGGCCCGCGCGCCTCTGGCCAGAGCACTCGCATCGTCTCGCCGTCGCTCCACGGATCCTCGACCTCGGTGTAGTACTCCGGGTCGGGCCGGCGCTCCTGCCAGTCGTCCTGGCTTCGGAACGACTTGTCCCAGACGTCGAGGACCGCGGGGAACTCCCGCAGCGCGTACCCCTCGTACGTCCGGTAGTGCGACCAGATGTCGTCCGGACGCTTCCGCGTCCCAACCATCACGGTGCGCCCCTCGTCTTTGACCATCGGCTGGGCGACGCCGTCGACCCAGTTGATGATCTCCGAGGTCTCCCCGTCGCCACGCTCCTTGATGATGTCGTCGTGGATGAGGACGTGCGCCCGGGCGCCCTCGATCGCCCCGAACAGCCAGCCGGTCGTCAGCGAGGCGTCGTGGTGGAACTCCTTGACCTTCTTCGAGTCCGTCTTCCGCGGCTTGTTCAGGTTGAGCAGCCACGGGTTCCGCTCGATGACCTTGTTGAGCTCCCGGTCGGCTTTCTCGTACGCCTGCGGCCGGGTGTTCATACACCAGATGGCACGGAAGCCCGGCTTGTACTCGAGGCAGGCGACCAGGTACGCCGTGACGATCGTCGTCTTCAGCCCGTCCCGGTGACACAGCAGCGCGAGGTCGCCGTCGACGTCGGCGTCGCCGGCGAGGTGCCGGAGCCACTGGCCGTGGTGCTCGGCGAGCGGCACCCAGTCGTCAGGCTCCTCCGCCATGTAGCCCTGCGTGAGCTTGTTCGCGAAGTCGAGCCAGCACCCGTGTTCGAACGGGTTGTACGCGGCGCGGATCTCCGCACGGGAGAGGTCGACCTCGGTGCGCCCGCCGGCCGATGCCGTGCTACTCATCGGTTCCCTCCTCGAGGTCGGCTTCGCGGATGGCCTCGGCCGTCGCCTCGTCGAGTGAGACGCTCGTGTCCAGATCGCCGTCGACGTTCATGTTGATGTCCGTCGAGTAGACGCCGAGGACGTCCGCCTTCTCGCGCTGGTAGCTCGCCTGCTCCTTCCGGGCCATTGCCTGTCCCTTCGGGTCGTCGACATCGCGCTCGACGCCGACGACGGCCTGGCGGAACTGCGGGAACGTCCCGGCTCGCGCCGGCATCGCCCCGCGCCGAGCCCCGACCGGGTACTCCGCGCCGGCGTCGAGGTGGCGCTCGTCCTCGGTGAACATGAGGATGGTGTCCCGCTCGTCGGCCCACGCCGGCCGGTCCTCGTCGCCGGGTGGGACCTGCCGCCACGCCGAGACCGTGAGCGGCGCTTCTTCGGATCGGACGACCGACGTCTTCGGCACCATCGCGGTGACCTTCTCGTCCTGGGTGGCCTCTCGTTCGGCCTCGCGAGCCCGCTGGTAGAGGTCCTCGTAGCGCTCGGCCGACTGGAGGCGGACATCGGCGTGCTTGTTCTCGATCTGCTCAAGGACCTCCTCCTTCGGCTTCTCGTTGAGGTAGTCGCGGATGGTCGACCGCGCGAACGAGCCGATGCCCTCCTCCTCGAAGCGGTCGCGCACCTCTTTGACAGAGAGGTTGTCGAGATGGTGCCACTTCAGGGCGAGCGTGACACGTCGTTCGCGGGTAGACATGAGTGGGTTGGCGTCGCGCAGCGTCGAGGGGCGATTTATACTTTAAATAGGGCTGAGGAGCGAACGTGATGTCGCCGGCCAGCCGTTTCAGCGAGTGTCACGGCGCCCGACAAGTCAGGCAGTCAGCGTTGTCACACATCTCGCGGTGGCTCGGGATCTCGTCGGCGACGTCTTCGATACAGTCCATACACTTGTCCCGGTAGCGTCCGCCCGGGTTCGTCTCCTGGAGCTCCTCGCCGCATCGGTCGCAGGTCGGCATCAGTCCTCGTCGTTGCGTGTCTCCATCTGAACTTCGCGGGCGGCCTGAAGGAGCGAGAGGTACTCGCCGAGCTCGACGCCGTTGAACGTCGCGAGGAAGGCGAGCGCCGACGCCGCGATCAGCGTGGCGTCGCCCCCTTGGGAGATAGCGTACGTGGAGAACGCGAGCGCGCCGACGTTGACGACGGTCGCCTTCAGGAGCTTGAGCTTCTTCAGCATCGGGAGAGGGGTGCCGTCATCGTTGATCGTACTCTTGTACTCGTCGACGACGTCGTCGCGGCAGTACCACGGACGCGAGCGTTGTGCGGTCGTCATGAGACATCCATCAGAGGGTGGCAGTCACATGGTCTCGCGGAGTTGTACGGGCAGCCGCACTCCGAGCAGCGATTCGGCCGGTACGTCGACGGTCGGGGTGGATAAGAGTCGGACATGGTCCTATCTGTAGTCGCGGAGGTCAAGCGGGTCGCGCATCGAGAGCCACGCCCGGCTGCTCGACGGGTCGTAGAACGCGAGCGGGCTCGCCTCGCCCTCAGTCGTGACGACGGACACCGTGTCCGTGTCGAACTGGTGCGAGGCGGTGGGGTCTTGGTGCATCATGTGGACTGGAACGCCCGGTCGTCGATCGGGTAGAAGCCGGTCATCCCGGCGTCGCTCACACCGTGACACGAGGCGACCGACTGGAACCGAGACGGGACGCCGACGCCGAGCCGTTCGACGAACTCCCCGCTCGGCTTCGGGCTGCCCGTCGTCACGATCGGCGGGCCGTCCCAGGGGATCATCCCGGAGACGTGGTGGTGGCCGATGTACGCGAGGTCGAACTCGTGGTCCATCAGCGTCGAGAGCCACTCCTTGAGACGCGCCGACGTCGACGCCTGCGGGTCGCGGTCCTGTCCGTGGCGCAGGTGGCCGGTGAGCTTCCCGCCGCGGAGGTCGAAGTTCCGGTAGGCACGCGCCTCGCCGATCTTCATCGCGACGTTCTCGAACTCGTCGTGCCGGCGCCGGAGGGCGGCGATCGTGTTCCGGAGGTTCTTGTACGTGATCAGGTCCGCGTTCGCCTGCTTGCTCGTCCCATCGGCGCGGATGTCGCCATGGTTGCCGATCTGGCAGACAATGACGACCTCCTCGAAGCGTTCGGCGTACGCGTCGACGAGTCGCAGGAGCGGGTCGTGGAGCAGGTCGATCTGCTCATCGAGGAACGCCTGGACGTCGCCGTTCGCGAGCTGCCCCTCGTACACGCCAGAGCCGGTGACGAGGTCACCACCGAGGAGGACGTATGCCGTGTCGTACGTGGCATCGTGGACGTCTGCGAGGTGGAGCGACCGTCGCGTCGCGTAGTCGATGACGTCCGGGATGAGGTCAGGCTCGTAGACGACGGTGCCGTCGTCCTGCCGGACGAAGTCGCCGGCGTGGACGTCTGTCAGGTGGAGCACCCAGTCCTCGTTGTCCGGGTGCGTGTCGTACTGCGTCGTCGACGGGACATCGTCGAGGCCCTTGTACTCGCGGACGAGCTCGTTGTGTCGCTGCTCCCACCAGCGATTGGCCTTCCGGGTCCGGGTGCCGATGTGCTCCGAGCTCCGGAGCGTCGAGTCGCCCTCGATAGCGACGTGGTCCGCGGACTCGTCGACGTACACCTGCCAGCCGTGCTCCCGGAGGTCTCGGAGTCGCTGCGTGATGACGCCCGGCCGCTCGTCGAGGTCATCTGCGAGCGAGTCGATGTCGTCGACGCCCGTCTGGAGCTCGCGAGCAAGGGTGCGCTCGTCGTCGTTGAGTTCTGACGGGTCCGGGTCGACGTCAGCGACCGGCGTGTCCGAGAGGTCCGGAAACGTGGTGTCCTTGTCCTCTTCCAGGTCGCCCGAGTCGTCGGCACGCGACCAGACGTGCGTCGCCTCGTCGTAATCGAGATCGACGCCCTTCTCCTCGACGTTCTCACGGTGATCGCGAACGCCGCGCTTCGAGATCCCCATCTTCTCGGCGATCTCCTGCGAGGTCGCCGGGAGGTAGCTGAGGAACTCGCGTTGCCGGTCGGTAAACTCTGGTGTATCGTCCATCTGGTGTGGAAACGGAGAGGTATGTCAGTGCGTCTCGAAGAGCTGCGCCGGGAATTGAACCCGGGACGAGGTGGCCGCGTAGCAGGCTTTGGTTTCGCCTACCCCATAGCGGCGCTCGTCACCCGACCACGGGCACAGCAAGGCGGACGGACTTGTGGTTTGGAATGTCCACACAGCATGGTACGCAGGATCTTCGTCGAAGGTCACGGTCTCGCGACGATCTTTGCCGTCCGCTCGTGTATCTCAGCACCCCCTCCGGCGCTGACCTGACCTCCGAGGAAAAGCGGAGATCACGCCGTCGGGAGACGGATCGACTCGGATTCGAACCGAGGCACGCGACGTCTTCAGCGTCGTGCTCTCCCACTGAGCTATCGATCCAGCCGCTCGGCTTCGGACTCCGCCACTCGGTACTCGAGGCCATCGACGTCGACCGTCAGGAACCCGTCAGGGCCGGAGACGTCGCCGGCGGGCTCGAAGTCGGTCGCTGTGCCCTCGAGTTTGCGGCCGGCGAAGTCGAACGTCACGCGACCGTATCCAGTGGCGCTCATGCGGGGGCCTCCCGCGAGGTCTCCTGCCCGGCGTCGCCCTGGTTGATCGCGGCGACGATGGCCGCCTCGGTCGCCTCGCCGAGGCAGTCGTCGACGTGCTCACCGTCGCGGCGGCGCCGGAGTGCCTCTCGAGCGAGCGTCTTGCGGTTGAGGGTGACGCCCTTCTCCTCGAGCGTCCGGATCGTGTTCTGGACGAGCTCGCGGAACTTCGACATAGAGACCTCGCGCTCTTGGCACGGTGTTGTCGCAGGCTCATCGGCGTCGTCGAGCCAGCCGAGCGCCGTCGCGAGCTCGTGCGTGGTGGTCCGGTGGTCATCCCAGTATCGGTCCCACGGCGACTCGGTGCCGCAGCGGTCGCAGAACGTCCCTTGCTGCCCGCCAACGGTCTTGGCCGGCCCGTAGTCGACGACCGTGTGATCGCGGTGACGTTCATGGTGGGTCTCGTACTCCCGCGTGATCCCGCCGCGTGTCGGGTCCTGCCGCTCGACGCGGATGACTCTGTGACAGGAGTTACACACGTCCGATGCGTCGAGCAGGTGCTCGTGGTAGGCAGGTTGCTCAGGCATGGTGTTGTAGATGCGGCCGCCGGACGTATCGCTGGCAGTGAGCACACCACTCCGTCCGCTCACCGGCCTGATTGTGGTCGTAAAAGCTACCCATGTGCGGGAAAATCGCAGAAGCGTCCAGGGCGACCGTCTCTCCGGCCCTGTCGTTCCGACCCCCGCGTGCGAGGCGTGGGGTCGCCCGTCGCCGGGCTGTCGTCATCTGTGTGTTGCTTGGCCAAACGCTTATACGAACTGTACTGTGTCATTGTGACATCCCGGCTATTTTCCACTCTGAGGCTGGCGGCTCGGTGTGGCGCGGTGAGCAGGTGACTAAGTCCTCATCGTGGAGTGTCCGGAGCGCCCGGTGGACAGACTTCCGCGGCCGGGCCGTCTCGTAGGCGATCTGTCTGAGAGTGCGCGGCCCGCCCTCGTTCCGAAGGTGGAGGTAGACGACGGTTGCCGTCGGCGGAAGCTCGGCTAGGTGCTCCCGGGTCGTCCGAGGCAGGTCGGCGACGTCGACGGTCTCACTCATCGGCCGACCTCCATGTCGCTCGTTGCGAGCAATCGTCGGGCTTCTGGCTCAGGGATGCGCCACTTCTTCGCGACCGCCTCGACGACCCCGTCGGGATAGTGTTCGCTCATGCGTCGGCCCTCGCAGTGTCGTCAGTGTCCGTCGCCTGGAACGCGCATGTCCCGCAGCGACCGTAGTCGTGCGCCCTCGCCTCCTCTGGTGTGAGCGTCTCGACCGTCGACGACGGCGGGATACACGTCCGCGAGGTGTGGAGGGCACTGCCGAAGTGCGTCACCACGACGTACCACGTGTCGACGGCGTCGTACGGGAGCCACTCGACGTCGGTGGCGCCAAACCGGAGTTCGCAGCCCTGGCACTCGAAGCGCCAGTCTCGTCGAGAGGTCCGAGTGACGAGGACATCCGTCTCGCAGTTCGGACAGTCCTCGATGTCGTCAGTCACGACACGATCACCCACGAGATGCCGACGACGCCCGCCGGGTCGATGATGTCGTTGTCGTAGCTGACGCAGCTCGGGACCATCACGAGCCCCCATCGCGACGAGCTCTCGACGGTGTGGACCTGCGTCTTCCCTGGGAGCACCTGCTCGATCCGGCGCGGGACGAGGTACACGTGCTCTCGTGGGACCAGCGGATCGTCGCGTGAGACGTGGACGTCGTCGCCGAGCCGCTCCGAGATCGTGGCGGCCGACCGCCGGTCGAGGACGACGACGGCGTCACCATTCGTGATGCTCACGTCGGCGCCGGTCGTCGCGTCGACGGCCTGGAGCGCCTCGAGAAGCGTGTCGTCCTCGCACGGGCCAGTGGTGTGGTCGCGATGCGTGCCTGACTGGTACCAGACTTCGTAGGGGTCCTCGAAGATGCTCATCGTCGACCAGCCTCCGTGATCGCTCCGCAGTGTCCACACTCCCAGCGCGTGATGATGCCTTGGTGGGAACCGCTGTCCACAGCGTGCTGACCGTCTATTTCCCAGTCTGTGTGTTTCTCGCCGCAGTTGTGGCACCTCTCCGCTCCATCGTCACTCATCGACTCACCTCCACAGTCGCGCCCTCTTGTCTGCTCCACGAGACTTCCTCGCCGTCCGCGCCGACGAGCACCGCCACGGACTCGGCGTCGCGTTCGGCAGCCGCCCCCCGGCGCTCTGCCGGCGTCATCCCGGCCTGTGCGAGGCCCTCGCCGTTGGCTTCGAGCTCCTCGCGTCGCTCCTGGAGTGCGTCGAGGACGTCGTCGCGAGGCTCGCGGTCCTCTCGGCGAGCCAGCCACCGCTCGACGCCCTCCCAGTAGTCGACGAGTTCGCGCGTCGCGATGCCGCGGATACGGGCGACGATCAGTTCGCCGGTCGTGCCGGCGCCGGTGTCGATGTCAATCTCCTCGACGAGGAACCGCGCCGGGTTCTCCCCGAGCCGGGCGGACTCCTCGGCGTTGAGGTTCGGGACCTCAGTCGCCTGCTCGTTGTGCTGACCGGTGGCCGGCATCTAGGAACACCTCAGCGACCCCTCGCCGCTCGGGTGGTACACCTCGCCCTTGCTATCGAGCTTGTCGATCTCGTCGGCAGCTTTCGACCGAGTCATCCCGGCCTCCTTGGCAGCGTCGAGCACCTTACGTCGGCTCGCAGCCTCCTCCGGCGTACACAGCTCGTCGATGATGTCCTTGATGCGCTCGATGCGCTCCTTCTGTGACTTCGGCGTCCCCTTACCCGTGCGTTCGGCGTCGAACTTCCCCGTCTCAGGGTCGTAGTTGAGCCCGACGACGTTCTTGGTGACGCGGATCGCCCGCTCGACGTGGCGCGGCTCGACCGTCTCGGACAGTTCCGCCCGAGCGAATCCGACCGACAGGCGGATACCGGCCTCGAGGCGCCGTGGCGTCGCCGGCACCGGGTCGTCGGCGCCGTCGTTGAGCGAGCGGACGTCGATGTACGACTCCTTCAGCAGCTCCTTCGAGGCGGGCGTCAGCGTCGGGAAGACGTTCTCGCGAGCGTACACCAGCATCGCTCGGAACACCTCGATCGACACCGGCGGGTCGATCGCCGTCTCCTCCGGCACGTCGATCTCGACGCCGCGGTTCTCGAGCTCCTGCCGGCTCGCGTCGTCCCACGTATCGAGGACGTGGTCGGCGAGCTTCGCGTCCGTCTCCGGGTCGGGGATGTCCTGAACGGCGAGGAGGACGTCCATCCGGTCGATGAGCGCATCGTCAAGGTCGATCTGGTCGGCCATCGGTTCGTGCCGGTCGAACCGTCCGTGGACCGGGTTGCCCGACGCGAGCAGCGCCGTCCGGGTCGGCAGGTCGGCCGTGATGCCGGCCTTGTCGACCTTGACCATCTGGTCGCCCTCGAGGGCGTCGTGCATCGACTTCGTCTTCTCGTCGACGACGTCGTCAACCTCGTCGATGATACAGTGGCCGCCGTTGGCTCGTGGCAGAATCCCAGGGGAGAGCGTCCACTCGGTCGTGCCGGCGAACTCCTCCTGGACGGCCGCCGCTGTGAGGCCGATCTTCGAAAGGCCGGTGCCCGAGCGGAACTCAGACTTCGGCGCGATCTCGTTCAGCCGGCTCAGGATGGTGGACTTCCCGCGACCGGGGTCGCCGATGAGCCCGAAGTGGAGGTCGCCACGGTAGCTCCCGAGGTCGTTGTCGATGCGGTAGGCGTTGAACAGCCACGCCACCGACGCCTCGAACACCGTGTCGAGCTCGTCGTCGGCGAGGATCTGCGGCGCGATGCTGGCGGCCAGCTGGTCGACGCAGTCCTCCTGGTCGGCTAGGGTCTCGAAGTCGTCGCGATGCGCCTCGACGTCGACGTCGTCGTAGTCGTCGCTCTCGAACGCGACGGCGTGGGCGTCGATCCACGTCGTCGTCTCGGGGTCGGCGTTCCGCCCCTGGAGGTCTCCCTCGTTGACGCGGAGCTTCCCGAGGATGACCGCCTGCTCTCCACTCCGGTCGGGGAGGCCGTTCTCACCGCCGTAGTCGCAGAGGTCGTCCTCGACGAACACCGGGATCGACTCGCCCTCGACGTCCGGGCGCTCGCCTGGGAGCTCGACCAGCTGGACCTTCCGCTGGTCGACGAACTCCGACTCGTCGACGGTCAGGCTCCACGGCCCCTGGCGCTCGCAGCCGGCGCACTCGTGCGGCTCCTGGACGCGGTTGCGGCCCTGTGGGATGTAGGTCGGCGTCCCGCAGCGCTGGCACTCGTAGGCCGCCTCGACGAGGCGCGGCGCCGTCCCGGTGACCTTCGACACCTGCCCGCGGACCGCGACGTAGTCGCCGATGTCGTCGGCCGGGTTGAGTTCCGGGATCGAGCGCGTCTCGAGTGCGTTCTCACTATCTGTGAGTCGGACGTGCGCGTTCGCGAGCTCGACGTCCGCCGGCAGGTCGAACAGCCGGAGCGCTTCCTCGGCGTACTGCCGCATCTGCTCCGGCTCGTCGAGCCAGTCGTCGACGAGGTCGCGGTCGTAGCGGTAGAGGTCGTCCGCCTCGATGTAGAGCGAGCGCTGCTCGCGCGGGTAGTGCTGGGCGAGCTCGCCGATCTCGTCGCGGTAGTACGTCTGGTAGAACTCGAGGAACTGGTCCGTGAGTGTCGCCGTCTCGCCCTGGACCGTGGCGCTCATGCGTCACCTCCGTCGCCGCCGAACGCCTCAGCCACCGGCTGCTCGTTGCCTGCGCGTCGCTGGGTGTCGGCGTACATCTGTTGCATGAAGTTGGTGTTCAGCAGGTCGCGCTCCTGGTCGGCCGCACGCTGCTTCAGGTCGTAGAGCACCTCCTCGTTCGACCGTCCGTGCTCGCCGCGGATGTCGTCGACCCGCGGGTGTGTCGCCCACACCTGCGGGAAGTCGCCAGCCTCCATCTCATCGAGGAGCGTGTCGAGGGCGTCCTCGTAGCTGCCCTCCTCGTCGACCTTGTCCTCGCGAAGCTCGCGAATCTCGTCGAGGTCGTCCTTCAGCTGGGCGACGCGATCACGGTGCTCGCGAGCCTGCTCGAGCTCCTGCTCAAGGCGCTCCTCCTTCCGCCGGATCTTCCGGTCGATGACGGCGACGGAGTCGTTGGTGTTGACGCCGAGCTCACGCTCGAGGGCGGAGATGACGACCTGCTTGTTCGAGCGGTCGTCTTCGTCGACGAGATACTTCAGGGACGGCGGGATCTCGGCGACGAGCCGCTCCTCGTCACTCACGCCAACCACCTCCCGTGTACACCTTCTCCCTCAATGTACAATGTACATTCTAATGTATAATGTACATCTAAGTTGTGAGTAAAGTATGTAGTAAGACGGTCAGTCACGGCGGTACACCTCCGTGGAGTCGGTGGCGTCGGGAGCATCTGGGTCGTGTTCGTGGACGGCGATGCGACCACAGCGGGCGCAGTCGACGTCGATCTCGGCAGGATACTCGTCCGGACTGTACGACCAGCAGAAGTGGCTCACCGCGTGACAACAGGCGCTGACGTACGGCTGGGCGGACTCGTTGATCGCTCGGCGTTGTGACTCCGCGAGCGGCGCCTCAGACAT